TTTGTTTTAGGTTTAGGTTTCTTCTTTTTCTTTTTTTTACTCCCACTTAAGAAACGATAGCGGGGTGCCATTACTCAGCTTTCTTTTTAGCAGGAGCTTTAGCTTCAGCTACGGTAACACCGTACCTCTCTTTGAACTGCTCTTCAGAGAGCCCTTCTACACCGTCAGAACCAACGATGATAGCTAGGTCTAGTTCCTTCTGTTGTTCTACTGATTGTGTCATGCTGTTTTCTTTTTAGTTTTACGTTTAGCTAAAGGTAATTGAGGTCCAGACTTTTTAAGAAAGGTATCCTTCTCATGTTTGTTGGTTGTACTCTTACCCTTATTGTAAATCTTCTGAGTTTTCTGAGCCTTACCATGAGAGAAAGGATCAATATCAAATGTATGAGCCATTATGTTTTTAGATTAGATCGTGCTAACTTTTGCTGAATATCAAAGCGGTAAGCTTCATCCTTCTCATACTTAGGGCTCTCCATATCACGGACAACCTCAGCCATGCTTCGGTATGTATCACCACTACGCGGAGATTTACCAGTAACTAGATCAGGCTGTCTGCCTACAGCATCTTCATACTGTCCTACTAATGCTTTAACAGCAAAACGTAGAGCTGCTTTGTTTCCAGTATTCATTACTTCATTAAAAGCATCCTGATCGTCTGGAGACATGTTCTGTCTAGCCCAGTCAGTTACATCATTGTAACCTTTATCACCACCTGCAATGTTTTTAATGTCTGTAATATCATTTTGAGATAGATTAGCTGATTGATCACCGTAACCCATTTCAGATGCTCTACCTTGTAGGTAGGAATCAACTGTAGATTTAGGTAATCCTGCAGTTTCTAAACTCTTATACATATCATCAGTAATCACACCGTCATTTTCATGGAAGTGTTTACTGATAGTCCAAGGATCAACCCCACCTTTCTCAAATACACCAGATAGTTGTTCACCATAAACCTGTTCAACAGCTTCATAGTCAACAGTACCATCGTCAGAGTAACCTGATACTCCAGGTGAAGCTTCCCATTTATCTGAAGGTAGAGCTTGTTCAGTTTCAGAGTCATTACTACCAAGCTTTCCTTGAAGCTCTAAGTATGCTTTCTCTAATTCTTCAGCATCTCTATATTTACCAGCCAATAAGTTTGACTGTTCTTCTTGCATCTTCTCGCCAACTGCGAGACTCTCTCCATCTCTAGCTTCCGCTTCGGCTATTGCCTGTGGATCTTCAGATGGATCATATGTAATTGTATCTGCCATAGTTTACGCTTGTGGTACAGCTGCCATTTCATTAGGATTAAAACCACCTTCAGGTTGTTCCTCTGGAGCTGAATTAACTCCACCCTCTTGCATCTGCTTCATCATATCTGCAGCTGCTGGGTTCTTAGCAGGATCCATCATAGGTGAGTTAGCAAATTGACCTGCTTGTTGCATCATCATCTGCTGTTGTGCTTGCTGTCTTTGTTGATCAGCTTCAGCTTGTTTCTCTTCTACTGACTTAACTAGGTTAAGTATATCAATACCTTGTGCAGCTGCAAGACGTTTGATAGCTTCATCAGGATTAAGTAAACCTGAGATAGCTTCCGGTCCCATAGTCTGAGCAATGGTAGTAATAAATTGTACAAGAGATTCTCTATCTTGACCTCTACCTAATGCATTAATTCCAGCTACAATTGTAGGACGGACTAAGTTCTTAGGTATGTTAGGTATCTTTTTACTTGCTTGTAAGACGTGCATCTTACGATTCAAGTATGGTATTAGGAATTCATTTGTCAGCAAGGAGAATAATCCACCTAACTGTTGTTCTAATTCCATCTGTGTCAGCCTTACTTCCTCGGCTGTAGTGCGTTCGCTTTGACGCACATTCATTATTAAGAAAGCTTCTGATAATCTTTTCTCTAGCACATTAGCTAGATCAAATGCAGTACGGAAGTCAGCTTGCTTGCCAACTTGTATCACACCGATATCTTCAGGTCTTCCTTGTACTATTGCTCCATTACCAGCTTGCGCTAGTGTCTGTGGCTTGGTGGTAGAGCTTGGAGATACAGTAAAGATTACTTTTGCTGCAGCTGCTGATCCTTCAACCAACGCTTGCATCAAACCTTCAAGAGACTTTAAGTCTCCCATAAATTCTTCTACTCTAGATCTTCCGTAGTCCTCTCCATCAACTGTCACAAATCTTAGTGGTAGCCATGGGCTTTTATCTTTAGGTGCTTTACCTAAACTCTCAGGGAGGATTATATCCTCTGCTTCCTGATGCCAAACCCATCCTTTCTTCGTCAGCTTAACACAAGTGTAGACATCTACATCCTTGTCGTGTCCTCCTGTGCTCTCGTCAACGACGCCAATCTTAGGAGGAAGCTTGAACTGTTCGCCAAGTATCTTTCGGCTCACACGTTCTCTTGTAACGATCTCAGTGACGTTACCATTTCCATCTCGTTCTACTACATATCTGTTGAGTGGATACATTTTCATACCATCTTTACCCATGTAAAGAAGTGCATTACCTGTAACAACTAGATGTTTAATAGCTGAAAAGATTTGAACACGATCAGTAGAAGCAGCTATGCTTTCCATGATCATACGTTCTATCTTAGCAAAGCTAAGGTCCATCTCACTCTTAGATTCTGGTGGTATCTCTATCCCTAGTTTCGAGTCATCTAATTGAAGCTTAAAGAAACTAGTAGAAGGTGGTAGTAACCCTAACATAAGTTTAGAGGATAAGGTTACTACTCCTTTAGCACCGACTGATTGCCACGGAGTTTTAAACTTCGTGTACTCTGCTTTCTGTTCCTCATTCATCATTAGAGTAGGAAGAGTTAGCTTTGCACAATCAAGTGCTACATCAAGAAATGCTGTACGTCCACTGGTCAAACGATTGTATCGTTGCCGTGCTGTGTCCATATTAAATGTTTAAATCACCTTTGTTACCGCCTTTACCATTGCCGGTACCAGTGTTTATGTCTGATGTACCGCCCTTCTTATCGTCGGGCTTTTTATCTTTTGTTGTATTTGCTGTTCCTTCTTTCCTCTTCTGGTCCTGCTCCGCCTTACGGCTTGCCTCTTCAGAGATCTTTCCACCTTCAGTGGATTGATCATCCACTTCTAGATCAGCTGTAGGAAGAGTGTTCTCTTCTGTAGGAGCCATCTGAGGTGGAGGTGGTGGAGGTGGTGGAGGTGGAGGAGGAGGTGGTGGAGGGGGTCCGCCGCCGCACATAGTTATTCCTCTGTGAATTTTTCTTTTAGGTATCGTACTACACTAACCTGTCCAGATCTATAATAAAATTCTTGCATAGATACTGTTGGGTCAGGCATGACGTCTGGAAAGGTGTGGTCAAGTTCTTTGATCACCCCTTCCAGGTCAAGCGTACTTGGGAAGATTGGGGTTTGCATGTTCAAAGAATGCTGGCATACGTGCTCGCTGTGTCTCAGAAAATTCTGGGGCTTTCCCTTCATAGGTTAAGCGATCACTAGCATCCAGCCAAAATTTTTTATCCAAATATCTGTTAGGCGATGACTTCAATGGGGACATAACCCAGTTGATAGTTGCCTTTCTAAGTTTGTCTAAACTAGGGCTCATTGTCAACCCTAACTCCTTACATACCAATGAATTCGAGGCGACGTGAACTTGTTCATCACGGGAAATATCGGCACTTACCGTGCGCATTCCAGCGTCACCATTAAATCGGAAGAAGGGGAGCAACACGAAGAAGATCGAACGCTCGGCAACCATTGCTTTGAGAATCGTGTGATCTGGATGTGATATCCAGGCGTCTCGTATTCTTTTAGCTTCGGATTCAGCCTCATCATCAACGCCATGAGCGTTGGCGATATAACCGAGAGCGAGATCGTGTCTCTCTTCGTCGCGGATATTGGACACAAGTATGTCCCTCGCTGTTTCTGGAATTTCATTCTTAATGGCTTCTTTGATAAAGCCTCCGACTGGCATTTCCATATGCCTCATAGCGAGGGCGCGGAAGAGAGTTTCCTCCGCACCATCCTGTAGTTTTCCGGCTGTTGTCTGCACCGGAGACCATTTACGTTTTCTGTTTAATAATTTTTCATAAGGGTTCATTTCATTCACCGCATTCGCATGTTGGAGCAAGTATTTCCTCCAGGTATGCGTCTACAGCTTCAGAGTCATCTAGTGCAGCCATTGCATTAGTCTTGTCCTGAGTGTCACCCATAACCTGTAAGGAATAATATAAAGAGGTTTGGGGGCTCGATAGCCACTCTTCGACGAACGCATTGTCGTATTCTACTACATCACTCCATGAGTTAAATGAATAGCCGTGAAGAAGTCCCGTATTATCTAAAAGTTTCACAAAGTTGTCAGCTACTTTCTTATAAGTAGCCCAGCCAACCTTGCTGGCAATTTCTACGTTACCATAATCATATGATTCAACACCAAACGTACCGCTATCGCGGTCAACTTTAGTGCTGATTGGAGGTGCAATTTCTGGACAGCAGGTGTATCCATCTAGGTCTTTACTGCGATAAGAACATGACGCAGTAGGGGCTATAGCAAATGCTCTAACCATATTATTATTTCTAGCAACGTTAGCTGCCTGTTGTATACCTTTGTATATTTCAGTAGCTAGTGTACCAGCTTTACCTAGTGGAGCAAGCCCTGTGTTTACATGTTCTAAGGCTTCTCCGAATTCAGCGTAGGTAATTTGATATCTTCGCAATAAGTTCGCGAGTCCGAGGAACCCGAACCCAACTTGACGGTCCGTTTCACTTGGAAGATATTCTCCAGACCTTCCAACGCCTGTTCTGCCATGAAGATCGCACAACTCGGACATACCCTGACGGCAAGCCTCTTGTATGTTGCCGAGCTCACAGGCACCGAAATTGAGATGCTCGAGCAAGCACGTTCCTCGTGATCGCAAATATACCTCAAGACAGACGTTTCCATAGATACGGTTCCCATTGTTATCGTGTTTAATTTTGTTTAGCCAGATGTCTCCTGACTTAATGCCATATATTATGGCTTCTTTTACATTATTATTTGCTTGAGCCCATTGACTTGGGGTAAGATTAACGCACCTCTTAATCCACGGAAGTTCTGCCCTTGTATAGGTAACAAACTCAATGAGATCAGGGTGGTCAATGTCAAGGTGACAAACAACAGCTCCATTCTTATAATGTCCCCCCCGTCTAAGAGTTTCATTTAATACTGAATAGATTTTAGCAAAGGAGCATGGTCCAGAGGCAGTTAAACCTCTTCCATTCTCACTACCTTTAGGTCTGAGCTTGGATAGATGTACTGCACACCCCGCACCAAAACGAAGAGCATGAGACACGAAACGCCATGATGCTTCGAGTCCTTCTGGCCCTTCCATACTGTCTTCAACTACGAACACAGTACAACTAACAGGCAAACGTCCTTCTGGATTATCTATCCAATTCTGTACTCGGCCTGTGCGAGCGATCAATTCTTGTTTCATACTATATCGTCTAAATTTGGTGGTGCATAGTTTGGTCCTTTAAGAACCTTTCCGTCTTCTCTGTAGATAGGGTGTCCATCCTCATCTAACTTTGACATATTACTTTCGTGGACACGATGTAAAGCCTCGTCTAAATCCCAGCCCATGTTCTCAGCATACTGATAGCAAACATAAACTAAATCAGCTAGCTCTTTTAAGCAGTCGGATTTAACTGAAGTGCTATCTCTCCACATTTCTCCATCAGCTTCAAGGAATTCTTTAAACTCCTCGATGATTAAGTTCTTCTGTTTAGTCTGCGGTGCCCGACCTTGTGAGTTCCCAATCGAGTACGTCTTCCTGAACTCCTTGGCTTGGTTGCTCAGAAATGTGTGATGTATGTCGGGTGTGATCGTTAGTGACATGTTCTAGTTCGTTAGCGAGATAGTGGATAGCTTTTGTTAGATCTTGAATGTGATCTGTTTTGTTACCAGCTCGGCAAACATACTTAATGACATTACCGAGGTGATAGTTTAATTGTTGGTCTCGGATAAAATCCCAGACCTCTATCTTACCACGATTGTAGTAAGAAGGGTTGTGGAAACTGGTATTTTTCATTAAGCGTAATGTTCCTTGTTCTTTTTATTCTTTTTAACTCTTTTAACAGGTGAGAACCCGCTTTTATCAAGTGAACTTGGATCATTCTTAAGCTTATCTAGAACTGAATCTAAAGCAGGATCTTTTCCAGGCTTATACTTATCGTTAACCATTACACCTGGAGAGTTTTCCTTTAAGCCAGCCACTTTAAATGGCTTACCATATTTTCCTTTTAATTTACCCATGAGGATTCCATAAAATAGGTTGTTGTTTGTCGTAATCGTAATCCACATGCTGAAGGATTTTAGCAAGCCTAGCATTCATCAAAGCATCATCGTCTGATAATCCTTTTTCTTCATATGCTTTTAGGACTGCTTCCCAAGGTGTTGCATGTTTATTTAATATATCTGAAGCACGTTTAACTCCAATACCAGGGCAGCCTGAGTATCCATCAGTAGGATCTCCTGCTAAACTCTGTATTAAATGCCAACGGTCTCCGTCTTCTTTTGTAATCTCTTCTACGTCATCACTCATGTTCCATAATGGACCAGGAATCTGACGCATATCTTTATCGGGTGAAACGATGATGTTATCTGTACTATTAAATCTAGTCGCATCTATGCCTAGGGCATCATCTGCTTCGAGTGAATCTCTAACAACCGTGTTATAATTATCGCGGCAGTGATTGACCAAACGTTTATACCCCAGGGGCTTCCTGCGGTTTCGATGTCCCTTATAATCCGGAAAAATTTCTTTCCTGAAATTTCGGGGACTTGAAAAGTAGAGAATAATTTCATCTTCCATCATTGCAGTTTTGATTTTGCGTATTTCACGCTCAAATACCTTTAAGGTCTCTTTAAAATCAGATTGTGCTATTACAACATCTTCTCCGAAATCAATACATTCCTCACAGGCTTGAGCTGCTTTATACGCTACAAAATCTGTATCTATTAGTAGCATTAGTGTACTTGAGCCCAATTGTCACCGATGTTTGCATCAGCTTCAATAGGCAGTCTAAGTTTATAGTATTCACCAGCTTCTAACGCAGATAACTTACACACCTCAGCAACCTGTTCGCTTGATGATGGTGGACTTCCTAATACTTGCTCATCATGTATAAAGGCGTACCTTTGATGTGTAAGATTAAGTTGTCGTAAGTTAGTATTTGTAATTAATAACCACCTCTTCGCCACAACTCCCGCTGACGCTTGGAGTAAGGAATTGAGGGACTTATGCCTTTTGTCAACGACGATATGACGACCGTCGATGGCACGGATCGTACCAGATTTAGCCACCTCCTTGGCAGCTGTAACAAGCTTCTCAAGACCTGGAATGGCATCCATATAAGCCTTGCGAATTTCTTTTCCTTTAGCTGACGCTTTGTCTTCCGATAAAGAATCGTCATAGGACGTACCGATCTTTCGGTCTCCAGCTCCGTATAAAAATGCATAAGTTACTGTTTTAACTAGTTTGCGAGAAATGCCAATTTTATCAGCATTTACCTGATGAATGTCGTCATTAAGTAGAATCTCTGCATATCTTCCCTCATCGTAACGAGCGAGATAATGAGCAAACATTCTTAGCTCAATTCCTGCAAGGTCACTATCAATTAGTTTCCATCCAGGTTTTGTTATAAATAGCTCACGACAATCAGCATCGCTGCTAACTTGTGCCAGGTTTGGACGTGCGTGTGCCATTCGGTGCGTGACTGCACCTATAAAGCAAGAGTGGTGAATCCTGCCATTCTTGACCAGTTTCAACCATGCATTGTTCCCTTGGGATAACATTCCAAGCTTCTTCTGTGTTACTAAGATGTCTCGAAATAACAATGCCTCTTTAGTACCAATTTCTTTCAGTACTACTTCATCTATTACAGCTTTACCAGTAGCGGTAAGCTTTTGTGGTTTCCATCCTTTTTGTTCTAATAACCAAGCGATGTGATCTCTGCTACTAGGGTTGAAATCTTTTAGACGCTGCAATTCAGCACCTGCTACATAACCGTGGGTACTATTATCACGTTTAGGTGTGAATAGATTACCAGGCACGAATGTGCATTGCCTCTGTGCGGCCTCTCTAAGGCTCTCTAACCTGTTTAAAAGTGTGTTCTCTAGCTCTTGAGCCTTACGAACATCGAACGGCCATCCTACCCTTTTCTGGTCTTGCATCATCTCAGCGATCTGATGCTCTAGGATGACGGGTTCAGGTATTTTTGGAAATGTTTCCATAGTTTTGTAAGAACAGCGACGTCTTGTTTGCAGTATTCCTGCATGTCTGGCGACCATTCTTGCCAGTCAGTTTGTTTAGCAAACTCACCTTTGAAACATTTAAGTCTATACCCATAAGCTTCTAGACTATGTGATCCATATAAACGTGCTGGCATCATAGGCCATTTACGTTTCTTATCAATGTCTAGTAAGTTTGGGTGGAAGTAACGGCTTAGTATAAGTGTATCCCAATGAGGAGTTATTAGCTCCCTAAAGAAAGGATAATGTTTTTGCAGTTGTGGTACGTCATAACCAATTCCATTATGTGAAATGATATTAGACGCACACATTAAAGAAGTTATACCGTTTGATAGAGAATAAGAAACAGCCATAGGTAGATCCTTTGCTTGATCTGAGTATGGTTCATCATTAAACTCCTCTACGATTCCAGTGTCTATATCTTGTGTGACTATACAATGAACTCGTTTAGAATCAAACCCGTCTGTCTCAATATCAAAAGCGAGATTTAACGGTTGGGTTTCCATTGATAGGTTTTGTCAACAAATTTAGCTTTGTCAACCTCCTCTTGTGTTGGAGGTTTAGGTTTATTCAAGAATTTGTACCACGGATGTTCATAATGTTTAAAAATCTGTGGCTGGGTTGAATGATTCGGGTTCAGCTTCATGTTCTGTGAATCTGCAAGTGTTTAAATTGTAGTCTAACGTGCCACACGCGCCAGTCTCGCCTGAATAACGATTCTTAAGGACTCGCATAGTCGTAGCACTTCCTCCGCTTCCGCCTTGCTGGTCTCTTTCGAGGGCAATGACCGTATCAGATATTTGAGCAATGGAATGGGATCCTCTAAGCTGGGACAGACTAACTCGTCCTCCTTCTTCGTGCGCATGATTGTCATTGTGTGTTCTCCTTAAGTGTGATACCAGAAATAAAGCAATACCCGTACGTTCAACCAATGACCTTAACTTGGTCATAACTGAATCTATCATACGGCGTTCATCTCCGTCAAGTCCACTAAGTAATATACTTAAGTGGTCTAGGAATATAACACGGCACTCCAATCCTGTTGCGAGAAATTCAATCCGAGAGTATATGATATCAGGATCATAGCTTCCAAACCCATCAAAAAGATAGAGACTCCAATTGGCAATAGAATTGCTAAAGGCGGTATTGAGTTCTGTTTCGTCATGTTCTCCAATGTGTAATGGTTTACCCACCGCACATGACATTAATCCGAGGGCGGTGTTTCTATTAGATGCTTCAAGCTCCAAGAACCCAACCCTTTCCCCTTTTTGGAGTAGGTCAGCTGCGAGGTGACGACAGAAGCTGGTTTTTCCGCTTCCAGTGCCAGCAGTAATTGCTGTAAGTGTGCCATACCTGATCCCGTGTAGTTTCTCGTTAAGTCCTTTGAATGGATACTCATAAGCGCATGGTGGTTCGGGTGTTGTTACTAATGAAAGGAGCGACTTAGCGTCAACAATTCCATCAGGACGGTACGTTTTTGCATCATAGATAGCTCTTCGTATCGCCTCTGTATCTCCTTGTTGAAGGGCATCGGAAGCATCCTTGTACTTTTCAAGTCTCGCAATCTTTGCTTTGCCTGGAGGTAATAATGCGGCACAGTCTTGTGCAGCTTGTATTCCTGCAGAGTCGTTATCAAAGAAGAGAACAATGGTTTCATAACCTTGTGTTAATTCTAAAACTCTTTGTAAATCCTTCTTAGCTCCAGCTGCTCCGTTAGGTACAGAGACATGAGGCCAAGTTGGCATCGCAGCATAACCTGATGCTGCATCTAACTCTCCTTCATAGATAGTTAGCCTAGTACCTGAATCAGGCACTAAGTTCTGACCAAATAATTGATGGTCAATGTTTCGACCTTCCCAATGAAAGTCTTTTTGTTTTGTCTTTATCTTTGCCGCAACTATCTGTCCAGTTTTATCAAAGTAATGAAAACGTAATACATCTCCATCTTTATGGATACGAAATTTGCGGCATACTTCTTCAGATAAGCCACGTTTGGCTAATCTAATTGGTTGCCCTTTTATGGACGTAATAGTTTTCTCCACGGTATGATGATGGTGGATCTCCCCTTCACTCTCGTAATTATGACAGACAAAGCAATAAGAATGTCCATCAGTATATCGGGAATTAGCATCACTGGAACCACAATTAGGGCAAGGTTCGTGGTATAAAAATTCTGAGTCAAGGTTTGATCCAGTCTGTAGGGATTGCATAATAAGGACACCAAGGGAATCCATGCTTGGATGCCCACTTGGCATATGTGGTCTTCGATCTTTTAGATATCTTATTATTCGGGGCTTGAAATATCAGGCGGATGTCTAAATCAGGATTATCCCTTTTAACCGCTAACATCTTGCGACGGTCAGATGGTTTAAAGAATCCTTTAGTCTCAAAATATGTATCCCCAACCCTGAAGTCAGGGATGTATTTATGTTCAATTACATAAGAGAACCATTCAGGTTCATATGAGTAATCAACATTTAACTTATCAAATAGATCAGCCACCTGTTCTTCCAGGCCACTACGCATTAGAAGTCCTCATCTACTGTATCTGTCTCCTCCACCTGGGGCGCAGGGTCAGTAGCTTTAAAACCTTTAGTAGTACCAAAGAGAGTTGCAGCTTCATCAGCAGATAGATTACCTGAATCAGTGACACCAGCACCAGCATTAAGACTAACAATCTGTACTGATTTTAGCTTAACTGATGTGCCTATATCACCAGCAGGTAGTATGTAAGGCTTTTGTATGAATGCGATCTTTACCTGACTACCACTGTAGACAGGAGTATTTGTATCAGTGATTAGTGTACCTTCTGTATCTACTACAGTTGGAACTATCTTATCACCTTCTTTCCAGCTGAATTTAATCTGATAAGTATCAGACCCTTCAACTTCTTCCCAAGGTGGGTGCTTTACAGTAACCCTCTTAGGGTTCTTTGCTCTACTCCTTGCCCATTCTAAACAGCTCTCACGCTCATCCTCTAGTACATCGACTAGATTCTTAGGGATTATAGCGGCTAGTTTATGCCCCCATTCCCCAGGTTTAAGGATTGCCTGAAAGCCATCTAAAACGACAGGATCTTTTGTAACATGAATAGTGCTCATTAACAGAAAAAGTAAGTGGATTCTTCGACCAATGACGGATCTAATGTTCCGACAATTGGTGGCGGTTCTTGTGCATTAATGGTTTCTCCAAAACGTGTAAGCCAGCAATCTCTTGTGAAGATATCTGAGTAGGTTTCTCGCACAAGCGCATTGAGTGTTCCCATGTCTCCTGCTCTACATAGAACTGAGTCATGGATGACTGTGAATGGTCCATTGAATTTTTGAAAGGAACAGTGCAGTATAGATGCATCCAAAGAGTGAATCAGATTAGGTGCTGTACTAGATTTATGCCTTGTAGGACAGGGTTTACCTTTACCTACAGTAAGACTAACTTGTGTACGACCTAATAACTGTAAGTCTAATCTCTCTGTTTCCCTCTTATTTCGTTCTTGGTTGACTACAAACCCTGAAGGTGTAGTCCATTCAACTTCAGTAGCACCGTCTCTAATATACTGTCCTACATGTGTTTTGATCCATCGCATTACTTGCATAGGACCAGGAACTATAGCATCCATACTTTTATAAACCGCATCTACTACGACTGATACTTGTTCAGGTGTAGGTTCATAACCTTGTTCTTTTAATGCTTCTCTAATGTACACCCGTGAGGATGATTTAGTTGCATTATAAGGTATGGTCATGACGGTTCTTTTGGTGGTCTTGCGAGTCATCCAAGAATGTAATTCTTTTGGAAGATACTTCTTAGACTCCTCTGCTACAGCTTTATAAGCATCACTAGGTTCAGTACCTGGACAGACATTAACTAATTCAGCAGTACTCTGATCTTTAGCCAAACCGGCTAGTATCTGGAGACCACTACATGTAGCGTCTACCGCTACCATTAAGCCTGTTGTGTGCTTATCACATAGTATACAACAATGGTAGTATTCATGACAAGCTATCATAAACTGCCAGGGTTCCTCAACATTCTCCCATTCAGGAAGACTATCAATAGGATCTATAGCAATCTTACTAATTAAATCTCTATTATTATCAACCCACTGTATCCTTTCAATCATTGTAGATTTATCCAACCCAAAGGTTGTAGCTACTTGAAAGGCTAACCATGTGCTAGCTGATGATGTAACAGGAGACTCATTAGCAAATCTTATCATTGCTTTACCAAAGTCTGTATCTTGTGGCGTCAAAAATGCTGGAATAGGATATGCTCTACCTCTGTAGTCAAAAGACCAACATAAATAAAACTCTTCATCCTTAAACTTCTCAGCAGCTTCTAACTGCGTTCTAGTTCTAACTGACCTCTTGAAATTAATCCGATCAGTATTATAAGCTTCAGCCATAGCACGTTTCCATGCTTGCTTACTCTCCTCACTCTCCTCGAAATCGGGAGGTTTAGAAGGTTTAAAAGCTTCTGTTATCGGGATGAACTTTCCTACCGTAATACCACGCTCTTTAAAATGCTTTGCAACATCCAAGACTGTAGTATTTACACGGTATTTTACCTGTTGTAGCTTGTTCAAAAAAGCTAGTGGTGTGTCCCCGTGTTTTAATGAGGGTTTACCGCGTCGGGTTAGCTCATGACCTCGCATAAGTTCATTAGTGATATAGCCTCCACATTTATCGTTAGTCCAGTTGTTTGGTGGTACTAACATAGGCCAAGGTATACCACTGAATAACTCAGCAGAATTAATTAACTGATCACGAATGGCATTAAACTCAGGAGTAGGTGCTATTTTAGCAACCTTTTTTCTCTTACTTCGTTGGTCTATTTCTTTAGTAAACCAGCCAGTCGCGATGATGGTGGAATTTAAACACCAAGATCCTAATGAAGATCGTGTCTTTATATTCCATGATGGCCATACAATATCTTTCCTACCAAATATAACACTAGCAGTTGTAACCTTTTGTTGTGTTCCACATGATTCATGGAAGTATTTATCTTCTATGTATTGCATGAGCTTAGGATGTTCTTTCCTATACCATCTGAACTTACATTCAGATTCAAGTGCTGATCCAATTGATACTAATACATTAGCTAATTGATCTGCATCTCTCTTCATACTAAATACATTATCAAAGATAACCTTCAATGCAATTGTGGCAATAGCTAAGGACTCTAACTCACTAAGATGTTTAGATACAGGTTGATAATGTTGGCCAGCTCTACCCTTCCTTAACTTAGAGAATGATCCTTCAATCTCTTTGATAACTAAGGGTAAAGCTTTAGAGATACTTGCCGTTCCGTATACACTCGCGGAAGCGTAACTCTTTTCCTCTAATCGTTGAATAGATTCCTTCAGCCTCTGTTGGCCACAGGAAATTGCTTCCTTCTCTAGCTGGAACTGTGTCTTGATTTGATAAGGTGTCGCCATAAGCTAGAAATTCGGAGTATTCTTCAGCGTCTAGATTTTCATAATAAGGATGATTAGACATCGTACAGTTTACATTGTTGTTCATGTGGAAACTCTTGGCAGTAACCATCCATTGAATCAAAACATTTCCAGTGAGGTATGAAAAAACCTACCTCCATCTCTGTATTGTATCTAACATTTAGTTGACCAAGAGCAGCAAGAAGAATTAATAAAGTCTTCTTACCATTAGGTTCAGTATACACTTCACCTTCATCTTCGTCAAATGCATAACCCTCTTCTTGTAAGAGTTCT